CGGATCGGCGACGCCATCATGCCGCTGCCGTACAAGGAACCGTCTGGCGCACTGATGGCGCTGTGCGAGAACATCGCTACGACGGGCATGCGTGTCGGTGGGACGTCTGAGCTTCAGGTCGGCGAGGGCCGGTCCGACGCCCCGGTTGGCACGACGCTGGCGATGATCGAGCAGGCCATGAAGGTGCTGAACGCGGTCCACAAGCGCATGCACTCCGCGCAGGCCGAAGAGTTCACGCTGCTGGTGAAGTGCTTCCGCGAACACCCCGAGAGCTTCTGGCAGCGCAACCGCAAGCCCAGCGTCCAGTGGGACGAGCAGAAGCTGATGCAGGCCCTGACAGACGTGGAACTGGTGCCTCAGGCCGACCCCAACACGTCCAGCCACGCCCAGCGCGTCATGAAGATCATGGCCCTGAAGCAGCTGCAGGCCGCAAGCCCGGCCCTGTACGACGAGGTCGCCGTGGACAAGGCCGCCCTGAAGGCCATCGGCTGGTCAAACCCCGAGCAGTTCCTGAAGCCCGAGAGCGCCCGCAACCAGATGCCGCCGGAAATGATGAAGGGCATCGAGGAGATCAAGATTGCCAAGCAGGAAGCTGACGCCAAGACCATGACGGCGCAGGCAGCCATGGCGAGGGCGCAGCAACCCGCCGCACCGCAGGGTCTGGCTGGACCGGCTGGCCCGCACCCGATGGAGCTTCAGGCCAAGCTGATGGGTGAGCAGAACAAGGCCAAGCAGATGGAAATCTCTGCCCGGCGCGACCAGATGAACGACGAGAACCGCGATCTGGACCGTGAGAAAGACCTGCAGTCCAAGCAGATGGACATGGATCGGGATCGGATGAACGATGCCGTTCGGATGCAGCATGAGCGCGACATGCAGCAGCAGGATCACAAGACCGACATTCTGAAGCTGGCGATGCAGGTTCAGGCCAAAGGGAAGCGTGACAAATGACTGATGACAAGGCGATCCGGGCTGCCCTCCTGACCGCTAAGGGGTCGCAGAAAAAGCTTCTGCATCAGGATGGTCCGTTGTCTATCTATAAACAGTACAACGATACCTACATTGCCGAGCATGAAGGTCAAAAAGTCGGTGAAATGAACCTTTCCTCCCGTGCGCCATACGCTACAAGCGTGGAGGTTCATCCACAATTTAGGCGAATGGGTATCGCCTCAAAGCTATACGATGCTGCGGAACGGGATATTGGTCGTAAGATGATGCCCAGCCCTCTTGGGCTTTCTTCTGATGCCACGCAAATGTGGAAGAAGCGTCTGAATGATTATGATGATCCGACGCAAAAAGCCGATATTGTTCGTGAGGCCATAAACGTTGGTCGCTCAGCTGGCGTTGGAAAAAGTTCTGCTGAGAGAATGATGCCGTTTGGGTACGACCCGGAAACCGAAAAGGTCAAGGGTTACTCAATGGGCGGCATTCTTGAAAAGAACCGGGCCAAGCAGGCGCAAGAACGCGCCCCCGGCCAGATCGCCCCGTCGAAGTACATGCCGAACGTGCCCAGAGCGGTGCATGCCGCCGGTGGCTACGTCCCAGCACCCATGATGATGGGAGCACCCCGGCTGGCTGTCGCCAAAGCGCCAAGGCAAGCGCCGCAGCAGGAGGCTGACGTCCTCGCATCCCTGTCCAGCCTGTCCGACACGGCCAAGTCGATCTCTGGTGAGGACGCGCCCCCCGCCACAGCCCCGGAGCCGCACGCTGCGCGGGCTGAGCCGCATGGGTATGGTGAGGGCATCAGCGCCGCAGCGGCCAAGGCCATGGCCGCCCTGCAGGGCGCTTGGACCGGTCAGGACTTCGGCATCGTCAGTGGATACCGAGACCCCAAGCAGAACGCTGCGGCCAATGGCGTGAAGGACAGCCAGCACCTCCATGGCAACGCCTTCGACTTCAACACCACTGGGTGGCCAGAGGAAGAGAAACTGCTGCTGGCAGATGCGGCGTGGGATGCGGGCTTCCGTGGTGTCGGCTTCTACGACAACAACATGCACTTCGACGTCGGCGATCCGCGCGGCTGGGGTCCGTCCTTCAGCCGGGACAGCATCCCCGACTGGGCGCAGGGCTGGACCCAGAACCGCTATGGATATGCTGGTGGGGGCGGGATCGGTGGCAAGGATGCCTTCCAGCAGGGCAACCACCCTCTGGTGCCCGACGTCCTGTACCATGGCAACGCGCCAAAGGTCGTGGAGAACAGCACCTACCACGGCGACGGGAAGTGGACGGCAGAGGTCGACCAAGAGGCCACCGACAAGAACATCGCCTCGCAGGACTTCCGCGCTTTCAAGCCTTCCGCGTTCGGCAACTACGGGCCGGGCATCTACCTGTCTGACAGCCCGAAGATCGCCAGTGACTTTGCTCAGGGCATCCGAGCCGACCAGACCGAAGCCAAGCCGCATGGTCAGGTGCTGAAGCTGAACGTCAGCATGAAGCAGCCGTTCCACGACGATGTCCTGAAGCACCCCGAGTGGGCGGCGTACATCAAGGAGGCCCTCACGAAGCACCGTCTGTCGGATAGCGACGAGTTGGCCGCCCGTGACGCTTTCCTCGCGTCTTTGGATAGCGGAAAAGCGACTGTACGAGACATGTTCGTACACGAAGGTAAGTACGGAACGATGGTCAACCAGTTTGGTCAGAACGACGTGCTGGACACCATCCGCAACTCCGGGTTCGATGGCATCATCGCCCACCGCCCTGATGGGTCGAAAGAGTACGTCGCCTTCCATCCCCACCAGATCAAGAGCGCCATCGGCAACCAAGGCACGTTCGACCCGACTGACCCCGACATCACCAAGGCTGATGGTGGAGAGATCGCCGATCTGGGTCAGGCCCGTGAACAGAAGAAGGTGCAGGCGTTCCACACCGGCCTGATGGGGGACATGAAGACCAGCGTGAACAGCATGATGGAAGCGCACCAGAAGGCGCTCGATGCTGGCGTGTTCGACGGATACGAGGTGGGTGACGTCCTGCAGGGCAGCGCGCACCCGATGCGGATCACCGGCAGGTTCATGCGCAAGTGGAAACCCAGTTCCATGACGCTGCAGAGCTTCGACCGGATGGGCGCGAAGCCCACCATCATCGAGCATGAAGACACCCAGTACATTCCGATGCTGCGCTACCAAACGGGCATGGAGGGGCAAGACGGCTTCCAAGAGGGCGATGCCTACCTAGATGGCGTCAAGGCTGCGGGCTACCAGAAGATGGGCGGCCTGCGCGCTGTCCGGGCACTCGGTGGCCGCACTGTCACCGACCACGGGCTGTACTCCAGAGCCGCAGAGATCATCCGGGGGCTGCCGCAGGAGAAAGGCACGGTCGACCAGTACATCGCCGCTGCGAAGAAGCTTGGGGCAAAGCCATCAGAGCTTGAGCACGCCGGTCGCCCTGAGGGTGACAAGATCAGCCGCGAGGACATGGCCAAGCACTTCGACCGGAACCTGCCGAAGATGGAGGTTCACCAGTACGGCGAGAACCCCAGCTACCTTTCCAAGGAGCAGGAGAAGCGCCTGTATGAGATGTGGAACAAGCCCAAGAGCGAGGCAGAGCAGGCAGAGTACGACCTTCTCATGCGCCGCACCAAAGGGCCTCAGGTCAAGTACGAGAGCAACGAATACAACGAGGACAACGAGCCACGGCCAACCGAGTATCAGGACTACAACCTTCCGGGTGGTTCCAACTATCGGGAGCGCCTGCTGACGCTTCCGGAGACCGGCGGGGGAAATGATTATCGATCCAGCCATTGGAGCGACAACGACAACGTTCTAGCCCACATCCGTATGAGCGACCGCACGATGGGCGGCGACCGGGAAAGCATGCGTCCTGCTGTGCAGAAGCTTGCTGACCACATGGGTGTTGGCGTCCGCGATTTGGCCGCTGGCTCTGCCGAACTTGGCGTCAACAAGGGCGTGATCTCGCCTGAGGAAGCTGCTTCCATCTCCCGCCTGATGCGGTGGAGCGCAAGCCCGTATTACAACAAGCCGGGCCTCGACAAGCGCGTCCTTCACATAGAAGAGATGCAGTCCGACTGGGGGCAGCAGGGCAGGGATAAGGGTTTCTATGACCCAAAGAACCCGTACGAAATCTTCAACACAAAGACCGGCGAGACCGTTTCAAAGCATCCCAGCCAAGACGCGATGTGGGACGCCTATCGTAGCATTCCGGAAGATCAGGCAGCTGGTCTGGATTACGGACACGCGCGCCATACCAGCGAGAAGAAGCCCGCAGCCCCTTACGTCCAGAACACCCAGCACTGGACCGATCTGGCGCTGAAGAACATCATGCATGAAGCCGCCATGGGGAACTACGATCACGTCGTCTTCACCCCCGGACAGGCGCAGGCGGATCGGTATGGACTGGAGAAAAAGCTTTCCCGCATCGAGTTGCGCAGACCTAGTCCCGACAAGATCGAAGGCTCTAGGCTTCTGATGTACGGCCTCAACGGAAATCAAATGGGCGATGCCGTGCAGGTCAAAGATGAGGATCACCTTCGTTCCCTCATCGGTTCCGACGTGTCTGGCAGATTGATGCAAGCGCCCGGCGTCCCCGGTTACAACGTTAGTTATGGCAATCACGTCGCCCACACCGTTCAAGGCGACGACCTCAAAATGGGCGGCGAGGGCATGAAGGGATATTACGACAATATCCTGCCAAAAAGCGTCATGCGTCTGGCCCAGCAGCACGACCCGGACATCAAGCCGGGCAGTATGGAACTGCCAGAGGGCCACACCGGGTTCTCGATCCCGATGACGGACAAGCTGAGGCAGGGCATCCTTGCCGGTCAACCCGCTCTTAAGCGTGGCGGGGCTGTAGAAAAAGCAGATGGAGGGCCGACAAATGGTCAACAAGATACCACAAGAACACCTCAAGCACGCCCCCAAGCGGGAGAACTTCCAGTCTCAGGAGGAGTACGAGGAAGCGGTGGCGTTCTTCCGGCACAGGGTGAAACACCTCTCGAGGGTCTCCCCCAAAACATCCGCATCCCGCTAACCGGCGGATCGCTGCAGGCTGGGCCGGACCCGCGCATCCGTGAGATCGCCCGCCAGTACATGGCGACCTCTGGTCTGCCATACAATCCACCAGCCAAGTACGCCAAGGTCGACCCCGGTCGCGCCAAGCGCATCGCTGCGGCCTATGATGCCATGACGGATAATCCGGACGACCCCCTGACGAAGGCTTCGTACGCCGCTCTGGCGAAGGAGACCATGGCCCAATATCAGGCAGCCAAGGCCGCCGGGTTCAAGGCTGAGTTCTGGCATCCCAGCAAGCAGGAAGACCCCTATCTGGCCTCGCCTCGCCTTGCTGTGGAGGACGTCAGGAACAACCACCACATGTGGGTCTATCCGACCTATGCCGGATATGGCAGCGGCGAGATCACGGACGAAGACGTGCAGAAAAACCCGATGCTGCAGGGCACTGGCGAACACTGGAATGGCATTCCCGTGACGGTGAACGACGTCTTCCGGGCGATCCATGACTACTACGGCCACGCCAAAGAGGGTGTTGGCTTCCGCGCGGACGGCGAAGAGAACGCATGGCGTGCCCATGCCTCGATGTTCTCGCCTCTCGCCCGCATGGCAATGACAAGCGAGACCCGTGGGCAGAACAGCTGGCTGAATTATGGCCCGCATGGCGAGGCAAACCGGGGTGCCCGCACTGAGGACACCGTGTTCGCGCCCCAGAAGGTTGGCATCATGCCGGACTGGGTCCATCACGAAGGCGCTGAGGACTTCATCCGTCCAGAAGACGTCGCCGAGATGAAGCGGGTCCGCGCAAAACACAGCTTCGATTTCGAGAAAGCTCTCGGCATCACGCGTGGCTTCACGAAAGATGGCAAGACTGCTACCATGAAGCTGAAGCTAAAGGAGTGATGGCATGTCGGACACCGTGAAGCGCGCCATGGATTTGGTTTCTCAGTACCAAGACCCTCCAAGCGAAAAAATGAAGGGTTTTGACTGGCGTCCCCTGAAAGATGTCCATGAAGACCTTGGAGGTTTGCCCGAAATACCTGATTATATTCACAATTATGGCGATTTCATGCACGAAATGGCTGCAAAAGCGGCCACGAAGGGCCTGACCAACCGCGATTTGCTGAAGGCCTACGCCATTACGCGCTCCAGCATCAACCGTGGTGCAATTTCAAACAAAATCGTCAGAAATCTTGGGCTTCATGTCCCCGACAGCCCTGACGGCAAGGTTCGACCTGAAGGCGCGATGGGTGAGTGGCTAAAAACACAGATGGGTCAGCGCTATCTGGACGCTGCAGAGGATGGTCGGGTCGATCAGGAGGCTGTTGACCACGCCAAACACGTCATGTCTTCGTTTGGAAACTCCAATAACACCGAAGGTCAGGCCCTACCGTGGGCTGTTCAGAACCTTTCCGGAAAACATGAGCTTGTTTCCGGCCTTGTCCGCAACGGCCTGTCATCGAATAGCCCCGTCAAGGAGTGGCGAGACTTCGCAACCAAGCTTCACGGCATCAAATATGCAAAATCTGGCTTCATTGGATCGCTTCTTGGCCGTGGAGACCAGCCGACGTGGGATGCCCGCCAGATCACACTGAACACCGGCGTCCCTGCAGATGAAGAGGCAAAGCGCATTCGCACGAATGCTATTTCCCGTGCAGGAGGTGACGCCGTTGACCGCCTTGCCGCCCGGCAGGCAGCAATGAACCCCAAGCTTGACCCCGGCATGGAGCCATTCCGGCAGCATTTGACCCATCACGCCGTCTGGGACAAGACGGAAGGCACCGTCACGCCCCACGATGACCTCATGGACGCCATGCGCAACGCCAAAGATGGTGGTCGGATAGGCTACAACAACGGCGGGAAGACCTTCGGGGTCGGAAAATTCGGCGATCACATCATCGCCCACGCCATCAAGGCACTTGGCATCCCCGGACACGGTCTCGGTGACGTAAACCCGGAGTTCATCCGGGCGCTTCAGCAGGTTTCCACGCCGTTCAGCGACGATCCTGAGGTGGTCAAGAAGGCTCTTGCGATCTCGCAGGGCCTTGTGCCGTCCATGAGTAAGAAAAAAGGCGAAAGCACATCGTACTATAACTACGGCCAGCCCATGGCACCCGATGAAGTGAAGGCCACGGTCGGCGATATCCCCGGCGTCAAGCCGCTGCAGCAAAAGCAAATGTCTTGGGAGGACTTCCACAAGGAAGCTCAGGGCGGCACCATGATCAACGTCGGCGGCGACCGTTCGAACCTTGGCCGCCTGACCCACATCAACGGCAAGAAACTGAACTGGGCTGTCGATCTTCAGGCTGGCCCAAAGTACATGCTTGAGCCGAACCCCGGCGCGGTCTGGGCGAACAGCGCTGGCCACACATCGTCGTTCAACCGCATCATCCGTGAAGCCTCTAAAAAAGGTCCGGTTTACGGAATGTACACCCCGATGGGGCCTGAGAGTGCCGACCAAGCCCACCACATGTTTGATGCCTTGATGGCGCAGGTTGACACTGGCGCGATCAGCAAGGCGGACGCCAAGGACTTCGACGACATGTTGAAGGCTGGCATGCACGCCAAAAAGGCAGAAGAACGCCCAAAGTTTGCGGAAGCAATGAAGGGCTGGCCGGGCATCCTGAACCCAAAAGAAGCATCTGAGTTTGCCAAGACGCTCCCCGGCATTCACCGAAAGGCTGTCGTCCAGAAGATGGACTTGGCCAACATGGAGAAAAAGGGCTTCCCGAATGTCGGCATGACCCGCGCCGCCATCACTGATCCTGACCTTCTGAAGACCCCCGGAAACATGATGGGGCACCGTGTGGTTCAGTTCGATCCTGATCAGGGTCCAGCTGAAGAGAAAGCCTTCAAGCATCTGACATATCAAGAAGCGTCCCCCGGCAAGTATGTCGGCGACGTACCTCTGGTGCAGCGCCAGTATGCAATGCCTGATGTCACAGAGCAGATGACGGCCCGTACAGACTGGAAGAAACCGGGACTGATCGTTCACCCATACTCCGACCAGCCATCTGGACGATCCACGGTACGCAAGATGTTCGAAGAGCAGAAGCAGACCCAGCCGATCAACCAGCGCATGCTGGATAGCGTCATGACCGGTACAGAGCGCCAGAAAGACTACGGCCTCAGGGCTGGCGGCAAGGTCAAAAAGGGCAAGAACATTGATCGTGCGCTTTCGCTGACTTCGATGTATGCTAAGCGCCACGACCGGGACGCCGGATAACCTCAGGGGATGCAACCATGGATGCCAAAAGCCTTCGTGAGGCGATGAAAAGCAAGGCTCGTCGCCTCGCTGGAGCCTCTTCAACTAAAC